CTTGCCGCCATTCTTTTGCGCCAGTTCGTTGATGATGTCCGGCACCACCTGGAGCCCGTCGTCCCATCGGGCCGCCGTCATGGCGAGCGCCGTCAGCAGCAGCTCATGACGCAGGAAGGTTTCCTTTTCCATCCGCGCCAGGGCCACGACCTCGGTGACATCGTCGGCGGGGCCGATGAACGAGATCATCAAACCGCTGGCCGGCTTTTGCGACCGGATGCTGTTGCGCCCATCTGGCAGCCGGTACTTCTCGAAGTCACCGGCGGTCAGGTCCGAGTTCTTGAGCGCGACTTTCAGCAGTTCGTCAGCTCCGACGCGGGCCGGCTCGGCGGCCGGCAAGGCCGTGGAAACACCAACGAAAAGCGCCGTCAGCGCTGCAATCATCTTCTTTCTCATCCGCCCCTCTGCACAACCGTTGAGGTGCAATGATGAGCTGGCGTGACAGCCTCCGCAAGGCATCCTTTCGCGGGGTGGAGTTCTGGTGGGCGGATGCCAACACCACCCTGGACCCCATGGTGGTGGTGCACAAATACCCACAGCGTCGCGGCGGCTGGACCGAGGGTCTGGGACTGGGGCCGGACGAATTCGAGATCGTCGGCTATGTGCTTGGCGATGACTACATGCTCCAGCGCGACCGGCTGATCCGTGCCCTCAAGCAGGGCGGGCCCGGCACCCTGGTTCATCCGACCCTGGGCGAAAAGACCGTGGTGCTGTCGGGAAAACCGCGCATCGCCGAAACCACCCGCGAAGGCGGCATGGCGCGGTTCACCCTGGTGTTCACCGAAGAGGGCGAGAACCGCTTCCCCGAGGAAAAGACTGTCTCCACCGTGGCGGTGATGGCCGCAGCCGAGGCGGCCAGGCAGGCGGTTGCCGAGGACTTCGCGGCCAGTTTCGATACCGCCGGCCAGGATCTGCTGATCTCGGACGCGGCGACGGCGCTGGGTGAAGCGGTGGCAGAGATTGCCGGCGCGTTGAAGGATGCGCGAGACGCGCTGAGCAATGCCTTTGGCACATACGAGGCCGCCAAGGCGGGCATCGCTGCGGTGATTGCCGATCCGCTGGGGGCGGCGCTCGACATTGCTGGCGCGGTGGTCGGCGAGCTGACACCGCTGGCCAAGCTGATCGCGTTCCCCTTGGCGATGGTTGGCGCCGCCTGGATGTTGGCGGACCTGGTGATGTCGTTCTTCGGCGACGTCGCCGGCGGCGGCGTGCGTGCCTCGTCCGGCGGCAACCAGGATGGCGGCGGCAGCGTGTCTGCCGCCAATGGCCCGACCAGCGCCCCGATGCTGATGGCGCTGTCGGCGCTCTCCAGCTACGGCGATACGGCGGTGGCCACCGACGGCGCGGCCCAGGACGCCAACCGCTCCGCGCTGGCGACGATGATCCGCCGCGTGGCCGCCATTACCACTGCCGAGGTCGCCGCAGCTTCCCCCTATGACAGCCGTGACGACGCCATTGCGGCGCGGGACATGGCCGCCCGCGCCCTGGACAACGTCCGCATCGGGGATGGTGCCACCGGCGAGGTGTTCGCCAGTTTGACCGATCTGCGTGCCGCCACCGTCAAGGCGGTCAATGCCCAGGCCGGGACGTTGGCCAGCGTCCGTCAGATCGAGACGGCCGAATCGATGTCCGCAACCCAGTTGGCCTGGCGCGAATTGTCCGATGCCACCCGTGCTGGGGACGTGGTCGCCCGCAATCGCGCGCAGATTTGGAACCCGCTGTTTGTTCCGGCCGGCGCCACCATCGAGGTGATCGATGTCTGACGCCAGCGAAACCGTCATCCTGTGTGTGGCCGGCGTCGAGTATGGCGGCTGGACCGCCATCCCGTCGATTCGCAGCGGCATGGACACCATCGCCGGCGGCTTTCAGGTGGCGCTGACCGAGAAATGGCCGGGCTCGGCCTATCGTCCCATCCGCAAGGAGGACGACGTCGAGCTGTGGATCGGCGACGACATCGTCATCAAGGGACAGGTTGACGAGGTCGCGCGCGAGATCGATGCCGGCACCCATACCATCACCATCACCGGTCGGGACGCCACCGCCGACCTGGTGGATTGCGCCGCCATGAACAGCCCTGGCGAGTGGAAGGAACGCGGCCTGGCCGACATTGCCGCAGACATCTGTGCGCCCTTCGGCATCAAGGTCGAAACCGCGCCGGGAACCGATCTCGGCAAACCTTTTCCAGGCTTCACCTTGCAGAAGGGCGAAAAGGCGGTGGCGGCCATTCAGCGCATGTGTGCGTCGCGCGGTGTGCTGCCCTATTCCGATGGTCGCGGCATTCTGGTGCTGGGGCCGGGGACGCCCGCCCGCGTCGCCACTCGGCTCGTGGAAGGCGACAACATCAAGAAGGCCGGCGCCAAGGATAGCCGCATCGGGCGTTTCCGCGACTACACCGTCTATGCGCAATCGGGTCAGTGGGGCGATGCCGCCGCCAACGCCGGCACCAAAGGTGAGGCCCATGACGGCGAGATGCGGCGCTATCGGCCCATCGCGCGCATGGCCGACGATCTGGCCGATGGCATCACCGCCGCCGACCAGGCGGCATGGGACGCCATGATCGCCAAGGCCAAAGCCATGGCGGCGGAAGTGACCGTGCGCGGGTGGCGGCACGCCGGCGGCTTATGGCGCCCAAACACCCTGGTCACCGTCAAGGCGCCGTCCATCCAGCTCGACGGTGACCGGTTGATCGCCAGCGTCGACCGCTGCCTGGATGATCAGGGCGGCACCATCGCCAAGCTGTCGCTGGTCGGGCCGCATGCCTTCGACCTGTTGGCTGAAAAGCAGAAGGGGGCGGTGGCATGGTAGCCTTCCCATTCGCCGCTGTCGTGCAAGGCATCAGGGATCGCATCGCCATGATGGTGGGGCGTGGCGTGCTGGCGGCGTTGGAAGCGGACGCCGGCCTGATGCGGGCCAATCTTACCGGCATCGGTGCCGAGGAGGTGTTGGACGGCCGCGAGTACGTGCTGGATTACGGCATGTCCAGCCGCGCCCATCCCGGCGCCGAAGCGTTAATGCTGTTCCTGGCCGGGCTGCGTTCTAACGGTGTGGTGGTGCGGCTGTTCGACCGCCGCTACACCATCGCGCTGGAATACGGCGAGGTCGCGCTCCATGACGACCTCGGGCAGAAGGTCCATCTGACCAGGACCGGCATTGTCGCCGAAACCCCTCTGAACATCACGCTCAAGGCTGGCAAGAAGCTGCGCCTGGAGGCCGAAGACATCGAGGTCCACGCCACCACGTCGTTGTCGTGGGACGTGGCCGGCTTCGGCGAGCGCTGGACCGCGACCGGCGGTGTCGCCTGGGAACATAAGACCTGGCAGATCGATGCGGTGGTGACCCCGGTGCCGCTGCCCATCAAGCCGCCGGAGGGGCCATGACCGACCGGCTGATCCACCTTGATCCCGACACCCTGACCGGCACGCTGGTGCTGGACCGGGACAGCGGCGAGATCCTGACCACCGACGGCATGGATACCGCCGTCACCATCAGCCTGTTCAGCGACAAGCGTGCCCGCGACGACGACGAATTGCCCGACAATTCCGGTGACCGGCGAGGCTGGTGCCTGACCCAGCGGCAGCAGGAATGCGACCAGCAGGCCGAGGAAATTGGCTCCTGGCTGTGGCTGCTGGGCCGCGAAAAGCAACTGGCGCCGGTGCTGGTCAAGGCCAAGGCCTATGGCGAGGACGCGCTGGCCTGGATGATCCGACGCAAGGTGGCCGCCAGCGTCACCGTCACCGCCGAAGTGACGCGGCCGGGATGGTTGGGCCTGCTGGTCGAGATCGTCCGCCGTGACGGCACCACCTGGAGCAAAACCTACGACTATTATTGGAGGTCACATGGCGCTTGACCGCCCCAGCTACAAGACGATCAACGACCGCTATGGGGCGACCGTCGAGACGCGCCTGCCCGGTGCCGATGCGCGGTTGCCGGCGTCCGATCTCAACGTCACCGGCCACGTCATCAGCGAGGTGGCCAGTGGCCTGTACGATTTCGGCCGGCGCATCGCCGACCAGATCATCGAGGACAGCGCAGACGAGGACCAACTGGTCGTGCTGGCCGCCGATTGGGGGATTTATCAATGGCCGGCGCGGTACGCCAGGGGAACCGTTACCCTGACCCGAACCGGCACCGACGAGCGGATGGTCAAGGCTGGCACCCGCCTGCAATGTGCCGGTGTCGATTACCTCACCGATACCGATATCACGGTTTCCACCGCAACGGCACAGGTGGCGGTTACCGCTGCCGTTGCCGGCGCTGTGGGCAATCTGGAGGCCGGCCTGACCATGACGCTGGTGTCGCCCATCGCCGGCATCGCCACCAGGGCGATCAGCGGCGATATCGTCGACGGATGTGACAAGGAAAACCGTGCCAGCCTGCTGTCGCGGTTGCAGGCCCGCAAGCGCCGCCCGCCGCAGGGTGGCAACGCCGACGACTTCGAACGCTGGGCGAAGAGTGTGCCCGGGATCACCCGGGCGTGGCCGTATCGCGCCATTCCGCGCCGTGGCTTTGTCACCGTGCTGGTGGTGCGCGACGGCAATGCCGGCACGCCCATTCCCACCGCAGGCGAGGTGGCGACGGTGCAGGCCTACATCACGCGGCGCGACATCGGCCCCATCGGGCCCGAGATTATCGTGCGTGCGCCTGAACCGGTGGCCATGGACTACGTCATCGCGCTTTCGCCCAAAACCGCCGAGGTCGAAGACGCGGTCAGGAAGGCCATGCGCGCATGGTACCGCGCCGAGAGCGAACCGGGCTTCCTGGGTGACCGCTCGCGCCTGTCGGCGGCGATCAGCGCCGCCATCGGCGAGGAGAAACACAGAATCATCAGCCCGGCAGAGGACCCGGCTTTGACCGCCTTCCAGATGGCGGTGATCTCCTCGGTGGTGTTCGAGGAGTTCGCTTGATGGCGGCCGGTCGCGACGTCGCGCGCTATACGCGGCTGATGCTGTCGCTGCAACCGCGCGGTCGCGCCTGGAGCCGCGATCCCGACAGCGTGCGGGGTCGCTATTATGC